ATCCTTCAATCAATCGAGCAAAACAAAAACCTAGATAAATTGATATGAAAAAGGAAGATCTATTCAGCGTATCATCTACCCTGCTTGCCATCTTTGGCTTGATGCAGGTAAATATCTCAAACCTATGCCTGTTTATTGTCCTTGTGGCCTTGTACACGATCGCAATGGACTTGGTTTACAAGCACTGCAAATGATTCATTTATGGCTAAAAGAATAGATATTGAAGAACTGATCAACACAAAATATAATTGTTTGACATTGATCAAAGAGGTTGAACCTCACAGAAGTATTGGTGGTCATATTCATAGAAAATGTTTATTTAAATGTGACTGTGGAAAAATTGTAGAAACTCAATTTTCTTCAGTTAAAAATGGATATACACAAAGTTGCGGATGCTACTCAAAAAAAAATGCGTCTATAAGAATGACGGGAAAAAATTATAGGCATGGCAAATACAATACTCCTGAATATAATTGTTATCTATCAATAAAGAAAAGATGTTTAAATCCAAATGACAGAGCATACAAATACTATGGAGGTAGAGGTATTTCAATCAGTGAATCCTGGAAAAATTCATTTCAAAACTTTCTTCAAGATATGGGTGAAAGGCCAAGCAAAAATCATTCAATAGATAGAATTAATAATGAATTAGGATATTCAAAAGAGAATTGCAAGTGGGCAACAAAAACTGAGCAGTCAAGAAATGTGAGAACAAATAGAATAATTGAATATAATGGTCAAAGAAAATGTCTTTCAGAATGGGCTGAAATTATCGGTGTGAGTTGGGCAAACCTTTATTACAAATTATTTGTCTCAAAAAATTATCAGTTAGAAAAACTATTAGAAGGTAAATATGATTCAGTTCAAAATAAATGAAAAGCCTCTATCAATAAATGAAGCCTTTCAAGGCCGCAGGTTTAAAACACCTGCATACAAGGACTATGAGAAGGCAATGCTTTTGATGATGCCTAAGGCAAAGATTGATACCCAGGAGATGCTTCGGGTTGAGTTCTATTTTGGATTCAGCAATCAGGCTTCTGACCTAGATAACCCAGTCAAGCTGCTTATGGATATTGCACAGAAGAAGTACGGATTCAATGACAAGATGGTATTTGAATTGAATATCAGGAAGTGCTTGGTAAAGAAAGGGCAGGAATTTATACACATGGGGATCTACCCGATGCTACCTTTTTAAAGAAAAAAAATGATTGAAATAAATAAAATATATAATGAAAGTTGTATAGACACCTTGGCTAGAATTTCAGATAAGTTTGTTGATTTAGTTATCACTTCTCCTCCTTACAACATGAGGACTAGAATAAGCAATGGAAAATACATAGCTAGAGAAAAAACTAAAAATTTTAGCAAAAAGTATGATTATTTTTCAGATGATTTGCCTATTGATGAGTTTTATTCATTTCATCTTTTTGTTTTAAAAGAATTGCTTAGAGTATCAAAAATTGTATGCTACAACTTTCAGATAGTCACTGGAAGCAAAGAGGCATTTTTTAAAATAATTGGAGATTTAAGCACTGAAATTAAAGATATCATTATTTGGGACAAAGGAAATGGTCAGCCTGCAATGCATGAAATGGTATTAAATAGCTGTTATGAAGTTATTTTAATTTTGGAAGATGATAGAAAGAGAGGCAGGGCAATTCAAAATGCAAAATTTAAAAGAGGTGAAATGAATAACATTTTTAGAATAGGTAGAGGAGAAAAAATTGTTGAAGGGCATAATGCTGTTTTTCCAGAAATCCTTGTTGGTGAATTGATGAAAGCATTTTCAAAAGAATTTGATTTGATTTATGATCCTTTTATGGGTAGTGGAACTACTGCTATTGTAGCAAATAAATTAAATAGAAACTGGATAGGGAGTGAAATCACTAAAGAGTATTTTGAATTAGCAAACAAAAGATTTGAAGATCACAAAAAGCAACTAACTCTATTTTAAACAAATTCTCCTGTATTAATTGGATATTAATTTATTTTTTATATTTGAAAAAACACAAACCAAATGAGCCTAGAAGAAGGAAGATTGATCAGACAAGCAAGAAAGAAAAGCGGGTATACCCAGTTGCAACTTTGTGCAAAATTAGGAATATCACATGCACCAATAAACCAGGTGGAGAATGGGTGGGAATCAATTAGCCTTTTTAATCTTAGAATGATTTGCGAGGCTATCGGCCTGGAAGTAGTAATCAAAGAGAAAAGAGATGCCTAGATCCTTGCCTGCATCCAAGCCTGACTATTCCTTGCAGATGAGATTCAAAAAATCTTCAGGGGAGTGGTCTCAATGGATTAACAAGGGGAAGGGATTATTTCAAACTATCGAAATAGTACAGCATCAGATCAGGCTAATTTCAGCACCACATAGGGGCAAAGAAATAGAAGTAAAATTTGAATGGAACGGATGGCTTTGTGATTATTCAGGGCAGCCTACAGGCGAAGTGATCAGGTTCAAATGAAAGCGATTGACTGGCTTTATGATCGGGAGTTTGAATATGTATTTAAGAATATAGGGAAGGACTTGTGGGAAGATCTAAGGCAGGAAGTAGCGATGATAGTCCTAGAATATGATAGTATCAAACTAAGGGAACTGCAATCAAAAGGAAAGCAGGTCTTCAAGTTTTGGATAGTGCGGATCTGCTGCAATCAAACGAATAGCAAGTACGGAAAGTTTGGAAGGATGTATGCAGCCCTAGTGCCTGTGGAGGATGTTATGAAATTTGTAAAGGAAGAGGAGGAGATTGACAATACCCAGGAGGTGGCTAACAGCATCGAGAAGATCATCCCTTCGCTTTATTGGTACGATCAGGAGATCCTAAAGATGTACATAGAACTTGGGTCAGTCAGGAAGGTAAGCAAGCAGACAGGCATCCCGCACACTTCGATATTTATCACAATTAAAAACATAAGAAAATGTATCTTGCAGCAGTTGGTATACTAGGGTCAATCGGAATAACCTTGATCTATTTCTACATAATAAACTTTCCTAAAATTTTTAAGAAAGTCACAGGAAGGAATTTAGTCAAGCCTTTTTCCTGCTCCTTCTGTATGTCCTTTTGGATCAGCCTGTTTTTTCTAATTTTAAAAACGGATTTGCTAAATGCGATATTTATAGGAAGTTGCACTCCTTTTGTGTACCTGATCATTGAAGATTATTTCACCAATAAGTTTGAACTATGACACCTGAAGAAAAGGCAGATTATTTAATTAATAATCTTTTAAGATATGAAGGTGATTTTGATTTTGAAAATGCAGTTATAGACGCAATTTTTTGTGTTGATAAAATAATTGAAGAAATAATTGAAATTGATTCAGCAATGTCAGAAGCAGGGCTTTTGTATAAAAATTTAAAGTATTGGCAAGAAGTAAAACAAGAACTAGAAAAATATGACACAACTTACACCTGAAGATTTAGAACTATTTAAGAAGCACTTTGAACTTTATGAGTGCTACAAGAAGCATGCTTTCATTCGGAACTACAGCAAAGAAGTATATACTGATTTGATATACTTATATACAAAATATGTCAATCAGAAGCACCAGTTTTCGCATTGGTGCAGTTCTTGCAGGGCAGAACTAGTGAACTACCTTTACGGATGGTTCACCAATGAAACGCATACCACCTGGTACAAGAATGACATCCCTGTAGAGGAGGAAGCACCTGCAGTCATTGAAGAGCCAGTGATCGAAAAAAAGCCGATCCAAAGAAGAAGAAAACCCAAATAAATAAACACATGAGCGACAAACCAAAAGTAAGGCTAGGCAACGGCAAGAAGAGAAGTGCCTCCTGGCTGACATCCACCATCTGCCTATCTGATGCAGAAGCACACGCATACACCTATAACGGCAAGAAGTATGTGAATGTAAATATCAATATCTACGATGCTCCAAACGAGTACGGAAAGGATGTTTCAATATCTTTAAACGAATACAAGAAGGATGACGCTGTGCCAAAGGCAAATGCTTTTGAGCCTATTCCTGCTGATAATCTACCATTTTAATTTTAACCAATAAACAAACAAAAACATGGCATCATTTGAATTGCATTTTAACAGCCCTGAAAAGCAGGTGACTATTTCGCTAGAAGATCCAAACGGAATCTTTCAACTAGCAGACCTTTTCAAGAAACTTCTTGATGAGGCAGGAATTGAAAACACCTTGACTGAGAAGATGGCTGAACCTGCACAGGCAGTAGAGGCTACAGAAGAACAGGCCTAATTATAGGCACTTGCAGTATTGTTTCTACAAGATTCTACAAAATGGACATAAAAAAGAAAGCATTTATAGAAGCATACAAAAAGGCCTTTGGGAATATCTCAAAGGCCTGCAAGGCTGTAGGCATTGATCGGAAGACTTTCTATAATTGGAAGAAGGATGATCAAGAATTCCTAGATATTATTGAATCAGTAGAACCTGAAGAAGAATTCCTTGACTTCATTGAGAATGCCCTAATTGAAAGGATAAAAGATTCAGATACTACGGCTATCATTTTTGCTTGTAAAACCAAAGGCAAAAAGAGAGGCTATGTAGAAAGGCAAGAAGTCACAGGCAAAGACGGCAGCAAACTTTTTGAAGTGAACATCCTAGATGGCAATCACTAAAATAAACACAAACAAGGTATTCAGACACCTTGAGGAAAGCACCAAAAAGATAGTAGTACAGCAAGGAGGAACTAGATCAGGGAAGACCTTTAATATCCTGCTTTGGATAATTTTTTCATATTGCGAAAAGAACACGGGAAAGATCATCACCATCTGTAGAAAGTCCTTTCCTGCTTTGAGGGGGACTGTCATGCGTGACTTCCTGCAAATCCTCAAGGATCATGAAATCTACTCAGAAGATTTTCACAGCAAGACATCAAACGAATACAGGCTGAATGGAAATGTAGTAGAATTCATTTCTTTGGATGAACCCCAAAAGATCAGGGGTAGAAAGAGGGACTTGCTATTCGCAAATGAGGCGAATGAATTAACGCAAGAGGATTGGACACAATTACTTTTCAGAACCAATGAGAAGGTCATCCTTGACTACAACCCATCTGAAGAATTTCATTGGATTTATGACCAAGTACTGACTAGATCGGATGTAGAATTCTATCAAACCACCTACAAGGACAACCCATTCCTGGGGGATGTCATTAAGCAAGAGATTGAAAGACTCAAGGAGATAGATGAAAACTATTGGAGGGTCTACGGGCTAGGTGAAAGGGGACAAAGCAGGTCACTTGTGTACACATTCCAAACTTGCAAGGAGATACCAAAGGAGGCAAAACTAGTTTCCTATGGGCTTGACTTCGGCTACTCAAATGATCCTACTTCCTTGGTGCGTACTTACCTGCTAGGAGAAGATATGTATGCGGAAGAGTTGATCTACCGAACAGGGATGACGAATCAGGATATTGCAAATGAGATGAAGGTTCTAGGCCTAGAAAGGTCACTGGAGATCTTTGCCGATTCAGCAGAACCCAAATCAATAGAGGAGATCTATCGAATGGGGTGGAATGTCAAGCCTACCATCAAGGGATCAATCAACCTGGGGATAGACACGATCCGCAGGCACAGACTTTATGTAACCGAAGGCAGCTTCAACATGATCAAAGAACTGCGAAACTACAAGTACATAGAAGATAAGAATGGGCAGATCACCAACAAGCCAGTGGACAATTTTAACCATGCCCTAGATGCACTAAGGTATTCGGTGGTGAATAAGATCACCAACAGCCACCTAGGGAAGTACTCCTTCCGATAGAAACATCAAACCAATAAAATATATTTAAAACTATGTGGGATAAACTTACAGTAGGTAATTTCATTAGCCTTTATGACATTGAGATCAATGCGAATCTTAATATCATTGAAAAGCAGCAGAAGATGCTTTCCATAGTGGAGGGCAAGCCTGAATCCTTTTATGATTCATTCAAGTATCGGGACTTGATTACCGAGTACGGCGAGAAGCTTTCCTTCTTTGAGAATATCCCTGAAACGAAGCCAGTGGACTTCTTGCAGGTAGGGAATAAGCGGTACAAGTTTGTCCATGAATTGAACGAGATCACAGCAGGGCAGTACATTGATATCCTTGCCTTTAGCGGAGAGATCATGCAGCTGAATAAGATAGCAGCCTGCTTCTTCCTACCTATGGAAGGGAAGCGGTATTTGCCCTACGGGAAGATCCCGCATGATGTGGTAGCGGATGATTTGCTTGATGCAAAGTTCCTTGATGTCTATGGGTGTATGCTTTTTTTTTGTCAATTATTCAACTAATTAATAAGCAATACAATAACCTCCTCAATGATGAATCGGCAGCTAGCACAGAAGGTAGTGGATTTATGGCAAGGTGGGGGTGGGTATACAGCACTAAGCAAGTTGCAGACTTCCAAAACATTAGCGTAAATGCTGCCTATGATTTGGCGGTAGTAGAGTACTTGAATACATTGGCTTACTTAAAGGATTACAACAAAGACAAAGATCAGCAGTATAAAAAATGGCAGTTGCAACAAAGGCTCAAGTAGCAAATTTAAACATTGGAGGCAGGAGGCTTTCAGGCAGTGAGTACATCGCTGCTGTGGATGATATTCTTGTAGTCAATGTCAAAACTGCTATGGAGAAGCTAGGGATCAACCTAGTTTCAGAACTTGCGAAAAATGCTCCTGCGGATTCAGGGAAACTTGCATCTTCCTTTTCTGTGCTTGGTGTAAAGGAAAGCAAGACAGGATATAGGCTAGAAATCAAAGTAGGTGTGGACTATGCAGACTACATTGATAAAGGGGTAAAGGGTATTCGAAATAGACGAAAGACCTACCCAAATGCGGATGGCAAGTTCTACCAATTCAAGACCTACGGAATGCCACCTGAAGCCTTGCAAAGCCTGCAGGGATGGATGCAAAGAAAAAACATGGAGATCGAGGCAACAAACCTGATCGAAGGTAGGCAGATGCTTCCACAGATCTCTTCTTCAGCCAAGAGGCTAGCATATTACATCAAGAAATATGGTATTGAAGGAAGGCAGTTTATCAAGAAATCCATAGATGCAGCCACACCTGATTTTCAAGTAGACCTTCGAACCATCGGCCAAGATACCCTCATTTTAAAAGTAAGCAAATGATAACTTTAACACAGCCATCCATCAGCATCCTTCCTGGATTCAATCGGATCAATTATCAGATAGTATCTACCAACGCAACGGAGGTAGGCTTCAAGTATGTAGTCAAGGTCTACAATTCAGATGATGAATTGATTACCACTGCCTACTATGACAGCCCTGCCGATCCTGCGGATGCAGTGGAATTTGATGTTTCAAAGTTTGTATCTACGCAGTTTGTCTATGACAAGGGATTCTATGAAACGGCAACTTCTTCAAGTAGCAGCAATATCATCAAGGGATTCTACCTGAAGTGCTATGAGTATTATGAGGTAGGCGGTGAATTCGTTATTGTCTTGGCTTCCGAGGTGGTTTCCTCCACCAAATATGCTTTAGCTGCTGCCTTTCCTTTGCTAGAATTGGATGATTGGTATGCAGATGTGAACCTATATAATGGGGTAAGCAATACTACCTACAAGCCTTTAACGGCATGGGACACGATCAAAGTGAGGCAGACAGATGCCCAGGTATTCGGGTTCATAAATTCAGGACTTTTGACAAATGTGGAACTGCTAGTGACTTACAATAATGCCACAACACAGACCTACTATATTACTCCTTCGGCAGTAGCAAGCCTTCAAGTGACCTACTTTCAGATCACTCCTTTGACCTATGGAGGCAATGTAGCTTCGATTCAACTCTTTGCAAATTGGAATAACGGATCGGCTAGAAGATACAAGTTTGCAACCTTATTCACGCAGGCCTGCGGCAAGTTTGATCCTATGCGGATTGCTTACCTTAACAAATACGGCACTTTTGACTTCTTCAATTTTGACCTAGTAAACAAGACTACTTTCACTATCGAAAAGAAGGGCTATCAGCGGGACTATAACGGCAGCATATATGAAGCCAATGTAGTAGTGGTCAAGAATGTAAACCCTGTTTATTTTACGAATGAAACGCAAGTTTGGCGGGTGATCTCGGACTACTTGAACGATGCTCAAAGCGAATTGATCAGGGAGTTGTACTCTTCTCCTTTGGTCTACATGAATCTAGTGAATGATAATTATATCAGGCCATCATGGATTCCTGTCAAGCCAAATGCGACATCCTACGAGGTCAAAAAGACTTTAACGGATAAACTATTCAACTTGGAAATTGACCTTGAATTTGGGCTTGAAAATAACAGACAGGTGATATGAGTGCTAGACTATTTGTAGAAGGGATCGAGGTAGATACCCTTGGGGATATTGATGTAGAATTTACCTATTCGGTGGCGGATGTTACCGATATTGACAGGAGGAATACTTCCTATTCAAAGACTATCACCTTGCCTTCTACTTCAAAGAACCAGGTGCTATTTGGGAATATCTTTGATATTTCAGTTTCCAATGATTACTATGTAGGGGATGCCAATATAAACGCAAACTTCAATCCTGCCAAGCAAGCCAAGGCACAGATCTTCCTTGAAAATGTGAAGATTTTTGACGGGGTGCTTCGCATGATGAAGATCAATAACTTGTCAGGGAATATCCTTTATGAAGTCAATGTATTTGGTAGGCTTCGGGATATCCTCCACGAACTAGGGGACAAAACCCTAGCGGATCTAAACTTTGATGACTATGATCACACTTGGAATAGAACGAATATCGAGGCTTCATGGGCTAGGACAGAATATGTGGAAGGTGCTAGTAACTATGTCTATCCCTTGGTGGATTACGGCTATTCAATTAGAGATGCAAGTGACAATCCTATTTTTCCTATTAAGAATTTTAAGCCTGCTGTTTTTGTATCAGAGATATTGCGAAGGATATTCGATGAGGCGGGCTTTCAAATCATAGCACCTATATTCGATTCAGTATACTTCAAGAAGCTGATCCTAGTAACAGCCGAGAAGGATATAACTAGAGAATCTACTACACTACTAGATCAAAGCCCTGTGCTTTATCAGCAGGAAACTACTGCCACACCTACATTCACAAGGCTGCTAAATTTCAGCAGCACTTTGGCAACTGGCTTCACTATTCAAAATTCAGGCACTCGATTCAGATGGAATAAAACTCAAAATTTGAACACAGGATTGAACTTGAATTTGAGATTATCCTTTGAATCACTAGAAGCATTTACAAATAATCAGTGGACTATTTCTGTTTTGAAAAACGGATCGGAGATATTGTCTTCTACTAGGAATGTGCAGCTAATTTCAGCAGGGCAGTTCTACCTTTGGAATGTAGAAATCACAGGCGGTATATCGCTTGCCTTAAATGACTACTTTGAGATCAGGCTAGAAGGCCAAGCCCAGGGTGGTGCAGGATATAATGCAAACATTCAGACCGAAGTGGTAATTGCACCAATCGGGTATTTTAAGATTGGCAACACTGTACCTGTAGCTGTGGAATTGGAAGAAGGAGATACGATGAAGATCAGATACACCTTGCCGAAGTCTATGAAGCAGCGGGACTTTTTTAAGTCAATTATCTCGATGTACAATTTGTATGTTACGCAGGATAAGCTGCGGACAAATGTCCTAGAGATCATCCCCTATAATGAGTTCTACCAAACTTTCAAGGATCAGGCACTAGACTGGTCAAATAAATTGGATGTAGGTCAGGAGGTCAGCATCACTCCTTTGAGCGAGTTGACAGCCAAGGAATACAGGCTGCAATTTGACACCGATCAGGACTACTGGAGCGAATTTTACAGGACTAAATTCAATCAGGTCTATGGGGAAAGCAGAACGATCATTGATAATGACTTTATCCTAGACACCAAGACTGTGAAGGTAGTCTTTGCTCCTCCTGTTATGCGGGAGGAAGTGGCAGGTCAGATAATGATTCACTTGTACAAAGTAGAGAATGGGCAAAAAGTGCCTGACAATTTCAAGCCTAGGATCGCTTATTTTAGTCCTGGAGCACCTTCACCTACTTGGAAAATTAGGTATGCAGGAAATACAGATATTACATACACTACTTATCCCTATGCGGGTCACTTGGACAACCCAGTAGATCCTGTGAATGATGTGCTTTTTGCAGCACCTAGGGAGGTATATTTCTCCATTGGGCTTTACCCTCAAAATAGTAACCTATTTACCCAGTACTATCAGGGCTTAATTAGTGCGATTGGAGATAGAAACAGCAGACTTTTGGAAGGCTATTTCTACCTGACACCTACCGATATCATGGAACTAGACTTCCGCAAGATCATCAAGGTAGGAAACCACTTTTTTCAGCTTGAAAAGGTGGATAAGTACAACCCGATCGCAAACGGATTAAGCTATGTTTCCCTATTTAAGATCCTTGGAAATATCAGCCCTGCGGACTATGACTTCATCCTTCTTGAGGATGATAGCTACATGCTTCAGGAAAACGGAGTAAGCAGATTTTATATTTAAAAATTATGGCAGATAAGAGAATAAGTCAACTCATTGAGAGAACGGATATCGCAAATAATGATGTCCTTCCTATTGTAGCAAGCGGTGCTACCACTACCAACAAAGTCACTATTTCAACCATCCAAACATGGATGCAGGATAACCTAGATGTGGGGGTGACTTCCGTAGGCCTTTCTATGCCTTCGGCTTTTGTGGTATCAAATAGCCCTGTAACTGCGAGCGGTAATATCACTGTGACAGGAGCGGGTACAGTTGCTCAATACATCCGAGGCGATGGTAGCCTTGCTGACTTCCCTCAAAGTGCAGGTGGAGGCGGTGCTTCAGTTTCTTACTACCTAAATGGATCAGTATCTCAAGGTACTATCGGAGGGATTGCTTATTTAGAAATGAATAAGACACCGATCCTAGGTGCAGGAACTGATTTTACGATCGCTGCCGATGGGTATATCGCTTCTTTTATTACCGATGCAGGCGATCCTGGACTTCTTGAAATCCCTGCTGGAAATTGGAACTTTGAAACCTACCTTTCTGCAACAAGTGGAGGTGGAAGCCCTACCTTCTACATTGAATTGTACAAAGTAAATTCAGGAGGCACGGCTACCTTAATTGCTTCAAATAGTGCTACTCCTGAATCTATTTCTTTAGGTACAAATATCAATCCTTATTTCTCTGCTTTGGCAGTACCTACTACTACCCTAGCATTAACGGATAGACTTGCACTTAGATACTATGTAACTCATGCAGGTAGAACTATCACTTTGCATACAGAGAATAGTCACCTTTGTCAGATCATCACCACCTTCACCACAGGCTTGACTGCCTTGAATGGGTTGACTGCCCAGGTGCAAAACTTTGCGACAGGAACTAGCGGGACTGACTTTAATATCAGCAGTGCAGGATCTACGCATACCTTCAATATCCCAAGTGCTTCTGCTACGGCTAGAGGATTGGTGACTACTGGATCACAGACTATCGCAGGTGCAAAGACCTTTTTAAATGATGCAGTTTTTAATGATGTAAATATAGGAAGAGGTGCAGGCAATTTTACAAGCAATACAAGAGTTGGATTAACTGCTTTACAATTTAATACAACAGGTCAACAAAACACTGCGGTTGGAACTCAAGTTTTGCTGCTTAATACAGAAGGAGGTTTCAACACAGGACTTGGCTATAATGCTTTATTAAGAAATACTACTGGAGGTTCAAATACAGCAGTAGGAGCACAAACATTAAAAGAAAATACGATTGGTACTCATAATACTGCGGTTGGAGTTTTTGCTTTAATAGGAAATACAACAGGTTCAGCAAATTCATCATTTGGTACTTTTGCTTTAGAAAATAACACCACAGGAGGAAGTAATACAGCAGTAGGTTATGAGGCTTTAAAAACTAATACAACTGGAGGAAACAATACGGCTGTTGGATTTCAGGCTTTAAGGTCTAATACTGGAAATGGAGCAAATACTGCTGTTGGTAATTTATCTTTATGGAATAATACAGCTGGTCTAAATACGGCACTTGGAAATATAAGTTTATATAGCAATACAACAGGAGAATATAATGTTGGTTTAGGTATTGCTTCATTATATAATAATACTACAGGAAGCTATAATATCGCGATTGGTGATCAATCAGGGCAATTTATATCAGGTGGAGGAAACAATATAATATCAAATAATTCTCTTTTTATTGGTACACAAACTAGAGCCCTAGGAAATAATCAAACAAATCAAATAGTAATTGGACATAATGCAGTAGGTAACGGAAGCAACACTGTAACTATTGGAAATTCAAGTATAACAGATACCTACTTAAGGGGAGCGGTAAGGCTTTCAGACACAGGCACAAATTCAAGCATAATAATCACTTCAGATTCCACAGGAAGTGGTGCTATTCATTTGACTAAAAACACCAATGGCACAGGAATTAGGATTACCAATAACGGAGTAGGGGAAGGAATACTTGCATTAAATAATTCCACAGGATCGGCAATAACTATTGGCAACATTTCTACAGGAAAGGGATTGATTATTGATAACGCTGCGGCAGCAACTGGCGATCCTTTTGTCTACACTTTGGGAGGTGCAGCGTTTGTAAAAGCCAAAATTGATTACCTAGGTAATTTGACTGCAAATCAAGCAACCCTCACAGGTGCTTTGACTGGCACTAGTGCAACATTTGCAGGAAGGGCTAGATTTCAGGGAACTGGATATGATACTTTAGGTTCAGCTGAAATAATGTTGACAAATACAACTGCTTCCACAGGTAGATCATTTATTGTAAATTCAAGCAATGCGGGTGAATTTTTGATTTCTGATGTTTCAGCAGGGCAAACAAGATTATCAATCAATAGTTCAGGTGCAGTTACCCTCACAGGTGCTTTGAGCGGGACTAGTGCTAGTTTTAGCGGGGCTATTACAAGTACAGTTGGCAATAACTCTACATTATTAAATTCAGCATCTGCTACTAATGGTTGGGTTCAAATTGCAATGAACAACACAACAGGAAGTACTTTGCTAGGAATCGAAGGTGCAACGGCAGGAACTTTAGCAACAGGCACAAATGCTTATGCTTCTGTTTTAAGAAACTATACTGCAACAGATTTTCAGATAGCAACGAACAATATAGTTCGTGCAACTATCTCCTCCACAGGAGCAGCTACCTTCAGCAGTAGTGTGACGGCAAGAAATGGAACTAGCGGTGTGGCATTTCAAACCACCAATGCAGTAAATGCGGACTTCACTATTGAAACCACAAGTGGAGGTCTGACAAAAATAGGTACTAGTGGAAATGCTTTAGGTATAAATGTAGGAGGCGGCAATGTAGGCATCGGCACTACTCCAAGTTCTTGGGGGACAGTATTCACAAAGTCTGCTATACAATTTGGCGGGTCAGTAGGAGTAGGTGCTTTATGGACTAACAGCTTCAATAATGGAGTGTTTTTAGGAAACAACATTTATGATGATGGTGCAGGTAATGCAAGATATATTATAAATGGAACATCTACTCAATATGTTCAAGCAGGTGGAGAACATTTTTGGTCAAATGCTCCTTCAGGTACGGCAGGAAATGTAGCTACCTTCACCGAAAGAATGCGAATCACTTCGGGGGGGCAGGTACAAATTACACAATCAGCAAACACTCATGCAGCTGGTGGCCTAACTTTAATTAATAATGCAGGAAATCCTTGGAATTTTGTAAATGGAGGTGACAATAATTTATATTTAGGTTATGCAGGAACTAGTAGGGGTGTATTTGCAACAAACGGAGTTTATACACCTATTTCAGATATAAACAAAAAGAAAGATCTTGAAGAATCTCAAATAGGTCTAAATGAGGTGATGGCATTAAAGCCTACTTTGTACAGAATGAGTGATGATGATTCTGAAGGTCAAAAAGAACTTGGTTTTATTGCTCAAGAAGTAAAAGAAGTTATTCCTAATGCTTATGTAGAAAGTGGTGAAGATGAAGAAAAATTCATTGGATTAAATTACAATCCAATAGTAGCAGCTTTAGTCAAAGCAATGCAAGAACAGCAGGAGCAAATCAAATCACTAAACGAACAAGTAGAAGCCCTCAAATCTCAAATAAATGGCTGAAGAAAATAAGATAGTCCTCGAAGTAGATGTCAAACCCTTAAAGAAACAATTAAGGGAAGCGACACAGGAACTGCAACTTGCTAGGCAGCAATTTGGGGAGTACTCGGATGAGGCACTCAAGGCTGCTCAAAAGGTAGCCCTGATTCGTGATGAGATTGAATCGGCAAACGAGGCAGCACAGCTATTTGATCCAGGCAAGAGATTTCAGGCATTGACTACGGCAGCATCTACAGCAGCAGCGGGAATAGCTGCGGTTCAGGGTGCAATGGCTTTATTCGGCAACGAATCCGAAGATGTAGAAAAAGCACTCTTAAAAGTTCAGGGTGCTTTGGCTTTATCCCAAGGGCTTTCCCAGTTGAAGGACATTGGCAAAGTAGGTGAGCAGCTTCAGATCTCCTTTAGAGCCTTAACTGCTAGCGTGAACAATTTTAAGGCAGCCTTGATTACCACAGGCATAGGTGCTTTGGTAGTTTCAGTCGGTTTAATTGTAGCCTACTGGGAGGAGATCAAGGATTTAGTATCAGGGACTTCTGCAAGGATTCAAAAGCAGAACGATCTCTTGAATGATCAGATCAGCACCAATGATGAGAACCTTGCTATTCTTGAAAGCACAAAGCAGCTTTCCGTACTTAGAGGCGAATCTGAAGTAGAGATTAATGCCGAGATAGAAAAGCAGTTGATGCTTCAGCAGGAAAGCTACAAGCAGCTGATCGCTTCCTTGGAATTGCAGCTTGAAAATGAAAAATCACAGGCTAGACAGGTCACCTTTTGGGAGAAGATCAAGATAGGTGTGGCTTCGGCTTTTGGTGCTTATGCCCAGGCCTATGTTGCTGCTGATGCCTATAACCAAAACACCGAAAAAGCCCTTGAACTAGAGAAGAAACTTAAAGAGGCAAAAGAGGGAGCTTTAGGCGTAGACATTAAACTAGCAACGCAGCAGAAGGAAGACCGAGACAAAGCAAATAAGGCAGCGGAAGATGCCAAGAAGCAGGTGGAAAAACAGATGCAGGCGGAGGCGATCTTGCAGGAGGCTAGAGTCAAAATGTTTACCAAGCAGAAGCAGGAAGAGTATGCTGTCGAGCAGGCCTATGCTGAAAAGTTTAAGCAGCTAAAGGAAGCAGGGGTCAAAGATGATGGAAGCCTAGCAGAAGCAAGAAATTATGAACTTAAAGAAATTGATAAAAAATTTAAAAAGGAAGCAGCTGAATTAGAAAAGGATTTTCAGAAGCAACTAAATGACATCATAATTCAGACTAGACTAGAAGGGCTGAAGGATGAAAATGAGAAAGCAAGGATTCAGATACTAGATGACTTTGCAAAAAGAAGGCAGGACACTCTTGATAATGAAAAGTTATCAGCGGAACAAAAGACTGACTTACTTGTTGCACTTAAAATTCAAGAAGATCAAGCATTAAAAAATCTTCAGCAAGTCATTGATGAGCAAAATGCCATGAAAGAATTGGAGGCACTTGATCAGCAAATGCAAAATGCTCAAATGGATTTTCAAATTCAAAGAGATTTACTTGATAAAAAAGATGCACTTTTAAAAGAATTCTATGCAAGTGGCAAAATAGATGATGAAGAATACAAAAATTTTCTAAAGGCTAATTCTGATGCAAGAATAGAAATTGATAAGAAAGAGGCGGATGCTAAAATAGAGAACGCTGCTAGGGTATCTGGACTGCTTGCAGGAGTTGCTGACTTGGTAGGCAAGAATACGGCTGCGGGAAAAGCTACTGCAATCGCTGCTACCACTATCGACACCTACCTAGGAGCACAGAAGGCCTACACTTCGCAGTTGATCCCTGGTGATCCGTCTTCCCCTATTCGGGCTGCCCTTGCTGCTGCTTTAGCTGTGGCGGGTGGTATCAAAAATGTTCGGGCTATTGTCAGAACTCCAGTGCCAGGTGGAAAAGGAGGGGCATCTGCTCCTGATGTTTCTGCTGCTGCTCCTGGGGTAGTTCCTGCTGTGCCTACTCTTGGTACTTCTCCTGTGACAGCCCTAGGTCAGGTGATGCAGAATCAGCCACCTTTGAGAGCCTATGTAGTGGAAAGCGATGTGACAGGAACGCAGAAGCGAGTAGCGGATATTGAACGGCGGGCAGGATTTTAATACTTAAAGACATGGATAAGAAACTACCACTTGATGAAATGATGATAGGCGATACCACAGATTCGGAAGAAGAAGTGGAT